TCCCCCTGAATTTCTAACCAGTTTAAAACACGATGGTCATAATAACCAAACTCATCAGGACGATCCCAATCAACCCAGACAACAGTAACAACCGTAGAATCCATTTTTCTAGCTGGGTCAATGCCAACAACGACTGGAGACCTATGCCAGCTTTTAACAAGCTCTTGGGACGTATCCCCCAAATCATCCATAATAGAAGAAGTGAGGAACATACCGCGTTCCAAAAGCCACTTACAGTTGTACGACATCTGGAACTCATCTGAATCTTCTCCTACTCGTAGCATTTCTTTTTTAATAAACTTTTCATAATTAGTATTAAATTTTGCAACATCTCTCCAGTCCCATTGGAAATGGTTCTGTTTTGAAGACCTACCGGTTTGTCTACGCTTGTTTAATTGAATAGCTCTATAGAAGTTATTCTTAGAAGTGGTAGGTGTTCCAGTCTTAACAATGGTGGCGTTGTAGTACGCACCCATAGGAGCAATAGACTTTGAGACTACAAAGTCGTCAGCTTCTTGACACTCATCAATAATAATTAAATGAAACGACTTAGATTCAATCTTAGCTCTAGGGTTAGCTGTCATCATCATTAGGGTTGACCCTGAGTTCTTTAAACGTATGTTACGAATAACTCCAGGGCTTTTAGTTGCCATGTCGTCGATCTCTGGGTCCCCAAGAACTTCTAAAGCTCTTTCGCTAGTTAATCGAGAAACGGTTCTTCCGTACAAAGTTTCTACCTGAGATTGAATTGGAGCAAACATACCTACCCAGATGCCATCTCCAAACTTACCCAATAGATCTGGATACATCTTTGCAAGACGTGGAAGAATGACCATCAAGGTAGCTACGGTATTAGCAATTGTTTCAGACTTGCCTGACTGACGAGAAGCCAGTGCGGTTACTTCTTCTCCATCGTTAATAATGACGGATTCAATAATTCTTCTTGCTAGAGGCTCTTGATATGAGTGCAGCTTGTACCCAACTAGCATCTCCATAAAAGCCATAATCTTATTAATTAAAGCTTTAACGAACTCCCTCGATAGCTCATCTAGCTCATCAGGTTCTTCTTCAAAGTCCGTTTCAGCCTCTTCAAACAGTTCTTCTTCAGGATCTACCTCTTCAAACTGATCTTCGTCGTACTCAAAATCAGTCATTAGCATGTCTCTTTACTAGAGACTCTAAGATTACGTGCAAAGCTTCAGCCCCAATACGAGCTTCTTCTAACGTAGCTGGATCTTTTGTTTTTTGCCAAGAAGAAAGATTTCTGCCAATCGTGTATAGAGCATTTTCAGTCCAAGGAAGAAGCTCTCCCGTAGGAAGAGACTCAACTCTTTTTTCAATCTTAGACTTTTCTTTTGCAGCCTGAGTCTTGCCGTGTTTAGATCTAATTCCCAATATCATTTTGTGCTCCATATCTAACATAGTCCCAGTCTATCTCTTCTTCAGGCAATGCCCTACCGTGAATGGCATTTGTTAATGCTTGACTTTCACTATAAGAAGAAACCCATTTACCAATAACTAAAGCTAGCCTAGTAAAAGGTAAGCGTATTGAAATGCCTACTCCACCTCTAAATGGATCATCTATTTCTTGAGTTTCAGCTCTTTCCCACATAATGGGTGGTTTCACTGGATAAACCAACGTATGCCAATATATTGGTCCAAAGTCTCTTGGATTTGCCAATCTTAAACCTCACAGTCGTGATCCATTACCTCTGCTTCACGCAGATGTTCGCTACAAATCTTACACCTAAACCATTTAGATACTTGAAAATTATTTTGTGCTGTTGCGCCCATAGGGACATCTACACCACCATCAGGTTGTGGAATGTAATCAGAAACCACTTCCGGTGATTCAAATAACTCAGGTGGAAATGGTCCTTTAGGCTGATGCGCTGTTTCAGGTACGGGGTGCCCTTGCCTCGTAATGATGCGCTCAATACGCATAGTTATTCCGCTGGTGTGTCAGCAGCTTTTTTAGCAGGCTTCTTTGGTTCTTCTACAACTGGTGTTTCTACAACTGGTGCAGGAGCAGCAGTTTCTACAGCTTCTGGTGTATTCCATGGTTTTGACCAGCTTGTCATGTGATATTCCTCTCGTTAGACAAAAAACTATTCTACATGGGTTTGCAGGTTGCTGACCCCCTGTAGTTACTGGTACGGTATATCCATGGCCCGGGCAACTGGGCCATCACTAACTACGTAACAAAAGGGTTGCAGTACGAATCTGGCAGACCGACGTCAGATTGCTTTATGTGGGTGACAGGCACATAGAGTCAGAACTGGCCTTCTAGCCTAGGAGATAGTGTGAATAAAGATGCAACTTCTCAAATTGCAATTATGGTGGCCTATTTAATGTTGATCTGTGGGATCCCCGCAGCTATGGCTACCGAGAATATAAAAAAAGATACCCCAACACAAACAATCGTAGAGGTCGTAGACCCACTCGATAAGTACCGTGGGGCAACAGAACTGACTAATAGCGAGTTGAAAGACCTGCTATCCCTAGTCGGATTCAAAGGCAACAACCTAAAAGTAGCTTGGTCAGTAGTTATGAAGGAGTCCAGGGGTAACCCAGACTCACATAACAAGACCACAGCCACAGGGGACAACTCCTATGGGTTATTCCAGATCAACATGATTGGAGATCTGGGAGCAATTCGTAGGGAGAAGTTCGGTATTAAAACCGATGTGGAACTATTCGATCCGGTAATAAACGCTCAAGCAGCGTTCTACATGACTGGTAAAGGAACCAACTGGAGTTCTTGGGGCTATGGCCCTGGGGCTTACGATGGGGATCCTGAAGAACCAGGTATTACTAAATGGTTTGATGATTTCACTAAAGATTAAATAATAGAAAAGGCCCGGGAGACCGGGCCTTTTTTATTTACTTCTTTTTTCCAGCTCTTCGTTTATTTTCTTTAGCCGTGTTCTTACCGTGCTTCAATGGCCTTAGATTGCTCTTTCGGTCATCGTTATGGTTATTGTTTTTATGGTCTACATCTGTACCCTTTGAAAGCTTGCCGTGGTCCTTTTCATAGTCGGCACGAGCTTTATTTTTCGATGTTGTAACCCACTTACCGTTTACCTTTTTCTTGTAAACGTAGATAGGTCGACCTCCATTCTGGGCAGAACCCTTGTAAGGACCAAACTTTTTTACTTCAGCCATTAGATTGACCACCATCCATTGTATTTAGCGTTAGGGTTTGCTAACTTCCACTCTTTTAATAAAGTTGCTTGAAGTTGCCAATTGACTTCGTGCGTAGCTTTATTACAGTCGGGACAGGTCTCAAAACCAATATTTTCATATACGTGTCTGCAGTTATTCATTAGCAGGTCCTTTACACGCACATGAGGCGTTTAATTTACCACATGGTCCACAAGTAAATCGTTCGTGGGATTGAAGAGACCCCTGAGATTCAAGAGTATTTTCATAGCTGTGAACCTGCTTGTAGCTATTAAATTTAACTCCGTAGGTAGACGAAGCATTAACAACTTGAGGTTCATTCCAAGGACGTGCAGCCTTAGAGCTACGGTCAGTTACAGACGTGCGTATAACGCCGCCCTTACCGTCTCTAGAGCCGTAATGCAGGTCTTTCTTAGAACGTCCCATTAGTTTGATGACTCCCCGTTAGGACCACGCCCAGGCTTCTTGTACACGTCAAAATTAGGTGCCTTAGGTTGTTCGTAAGGGAGGCCAGTTAAGTACTCGGCAGCTTCTCTTGCGTTGTGACGAAGAGACTTATACCGATCAAACTTCTCTGGTTCAGGGGAAAAACTTGCTACCCTAGCCATGGTTTACTTCTCTTTGTTCTCTTCAAGAATTTTGTTAGCAGCAACGTAGAGTTCATTAGTTGGCCTAGATGGTTTTCTAGCTGCACCTTGCAGTTCTCTAGTCTTTTCGCTTACTTTTTCTGAAGACCCACCTAATGCAAAAGCGGCAGAACGTAGTTCTTTTCCTGGAAGCATAGGTTGTTCCATAGGACGGCTTGCATTACGAGTATCAATAGCTGCAGCTTTAGCCTTAGCACGAGTTCTTGGCCCACCCTCTCTAACCGCAACTTCACGGCTAGGACTTGGTGTTGGTTTTTGAATAATTCCCGCAGCCTTCATAGCTCTTACGTCTTCAAGTCCAGTAGTTTCTTTAGGAACCATTCCGTGAGTTTCTGCTAGTAAGCGTTGAGCTCTAGCACCAACACGCATGTTCTCTACATTTTCAAAACCTGGAAGAGCAAGCTGTGGATTTTGTGGACTACCCGCAGTACCAAAAGCAGGTTTTCCAGCCCAGTTTTGGTTCTTCTGTAGTGGTCCTACTCCTGCGCCTTCACGAACCTTGGCAGCAGCATCTTTCTTCTTTGCTCTTGCTA